TGTGATTTGTACAAATTAACCCTACGTTGTAACTACCAAACATGTTTACGCAGTTACGTACAAGTGATGTAAGTGCTTTAGGTTTACGACCCATATCACCTTTCATTTCGCCTGCTTCGAACTGGTTTACGTCTGTTGGAGTTAATAACATACCAAGCGAGTCAACTACAAATAACACTTTTGGTCTGCCATCTTCTGGGAGAGTTTTGTATTCTTTCATGAATTCACTAATTGTTTTAGCAACGTCATCAATCATACACATGCTTAGTTTAAGTAACTTGCTTTCATCTGTATCTACACCAAGTGCTTTAAGCCAGTTTTCATCTAATGCATTCTCGCTATCCACAAGTACTACGTAGATACCTTGATCTTGTGCATTTTTGATAACGTTGCCCGAACAGATGTATGATTTACCTGCACCAGACTCGCCAGCGAATACTGTTACTTTACCAAGCGGAATACCTTTATTAAAATCACTGCTGATTAGATAGTTAAGTGCATAATTGCCTGTACTAATCCAATCTGTTGGGTCATTGAACCCAAACCCTAATCCGTCAATTGATTTGGTTAAGGTCTTTCTAAATTTACTTACGTCGAATGGTTTTGCCATAATTAAGTTCCTTGATTAATTAATTTATTCTATATGTAACTCTATGTATGCGTCATAATACTGCGATAACAATGTTTCGTTAAAATCGTCATATTCTAACCAATTGTATAATTTTTTTATTTGTGCAAAAAATTTATCTTTGTTAAAATATGTACCATCTACATCTATGTTAAAAATTGGTGCGTTAATACTGTGCCATGGATAATAAGTTTTTATATCATTTATTGTATCATTACTTATTGTAACATGTTTTGCAACTTTGTCAATATTATAATGATTTATTTCAAACAATTCCCATGATGGCCAGCTTGCGCCTTTTAATAAATTATACCGTTCGCTACATTCATTACCGTTAGAATATGCTTCTGTGTCACTACGTTGTTTGATTTTTCTTAAAGATGAAAGTTTTTGAAATTTTTCAAAATTAATTAACTTTACTATTTTAGCACGTGGCCATAAAGAAAGGTATTGATTAATATTTCTAATATTGTACCGAGATTCAGCAAAAAAATCTATATCATTCTCTATTAGTTTTGCGATTCTCCAATCTATGCCATCTTTACGTATATCCCCTTCTTGCATACGTAAGAATACCGAAAATTCCGAATCAAATAAGACTGGATGCATATCATCATAAAATTGTTCGCTATTAAATTCATATTGGTACCAATTGCTTATATCACTTTTAGCCGGTAAGGTACTCATAATCTTATCTAGTCTATATTTGTAGTCAGATGGGTTATCTAATAAATGCATGCAAGTTTCGATATCCACTGGAACACAGTGACGACTCAATGATAAACAATTCATTATAAATTTACCCCCAGCAAATCGAGGATTCCACATAATAATTAAATTATCTGCATTAAAATTTATGATGTTCATTTTCTATGTTTAGTGTAACATTATTTTGTAATTAAGTCTAGCATTTTTTAATAAAATTAAAAATTTGATCAGCATAATATTGCTGTTGCTTTGGGCCCGGGTGTACTCCATCGGTACCAATATCCATATATGTTGCTGTTTCAGTAATATCGTACTCCTTGGCCAAATCAATGAAATATGTGTGGTCTTTAAGAATTATCGGTAATAAAGTAATTTCCAATAGGTTAGCGAGGTATAGTTGAACTCCTATTTTTTTACAAAAATTTATAACTTGTAAAATTGATCGTATGGTATCGACTATATGCGTTGTGCTGTCATAATAATCTAAACTCGAATAACGTACATTTGTTATTTTTTGACGATAAATATTAGCTACAGTATTACTTTTTAACTCCCAATTAAGTGCATATTCGGCTCGTTGAAATGTAGTTAATCCCCATACTACTATATCCCCTTGTTTAATGTCAGACCGTAATAGTTGATCAGCGGCCCATTTTATTGATGCACCATTACTAGACAAGGTAACTTCGGGCATATTTAAATATCTCGATAAAATATTACCCCATCTTTCAGTTGCTAATACACCAACTCCGTGGGTTACTGAACATCCAGCAGTCCACAACACTGGTTGCTTGTGTAAATTAATTGTACAAAGAGAATTTAATCTATCCAATGTTAAATCATTAATGCATTCTAATCCATGAACTTTGTGCGACATTTTGTGTAATTCATTAAACAACCGGCCATATGGATAAATTATCGAACTATCAATATAATCCAAGTCACTGATATTTTTAGAAGTAATTCCCACTATATAAATTTCTCGGGCAAGGCGACAGACCTTTTGTATATTTTCAGTTTTTATATCCGGTATACTAGTATGATAGTTAGTTAACTCAGTATTATTAATTGCATAATCAATATTTTTATAATTAAGCAGTTGAGATCCATTATTTAACCAATTATGTGTATCTGTTGAGAAATATAGTTTATTAATAGTCATTGTTATATCCGAATTTTTCAATACACTCTTGTTTAATATCGTCGGGCAAGTTTGCAAAATCTTCTTTTGATTCACAATCGGGCCAATTGGTGCCGCGAATCTGTTCGTACTGTGTTAACCATTTAGTTACATTGCCAGTAGAATTACTAGTTGTCTCGCATTCTATACTATTAAAAAATTTTAATTGATATTTTAGTAACCTGTCAACTTTTTCACTGTGAAATTTTAACAAATAATTTGCATATAGCTCATACTCTGAAAAAAATAATTTAGGCATAGGATCTATTTTAGTTGGATCATCAAATACTATCGTTTGATAGGCAGCTAATTGAGATTTTGAATGTAACTTAACAATCCGATCTTGAATCTCTTTTAATATATCTGTATTAAATATTGTTGCCTCAACTATAAAAGTTTTGTCTAATATCGGGTCAATATCCAATGCTTGCTTAACAAACTCGTTACCATTATGTTTATTCAATTTATTGGTATAAAATACTGTACATTTAGTATCGGTGATCCACCGGAGTGGCTTGCGAAATCTTACTTCGGCATCAATAATTAGTATATTCCCAGATACAATTTTATCAAGATTTAATTTAAATATCTGTTGTTTAATCCAATTGTGATTATACAGATTTCTATACTTAAATTCAGGATCAAGTAACTTCCAGAAATCTTTATCTTGTATTAAATTATATCCATCAATATTAATTGTTGTATTTGAAACAATATTTCGTGATATTATTGGGTCTATTATAAATTGGTCAATTGAGTTAACACAGTCATTAATAATGTTTTTATAGTCAGCACAACAGAACACAAAAACATGAATTCCATTATGTTTGTGTTCTGTTGCTGACATTCTTACTTTATTAAGCTGTCTTTTGACGATTGCGGATCATTGCTAAAATGTCTTCAGCACGTTGTCCACCGCTTGCCGGAGTAGTAACTGGTGCTGTTGGAGCACTAACTGCTACTTCATCTGCTTCAAATGGAACGTCTGTTGCTACTGCACCACTGTTAGGTGCTACATAGCCTTGACCAGAACTTTGTGCTGGAATGCTTTCAACGTGTTCAGAAACAACTGCGCGATCTGCTGGTTGTGCAGCTACATCAGTAGTAGTTGCCGGAGCATTTGCAGTGTATGAACCGCGTGGTTTAAAGTACGCACCCCATTTTTCTTCATCATATGGTTGTCCATCAACTGATGCTTCGAACATTTCCTTCATGATTTTAAGCTCTGCTTCATTTGGGCGTTTAGGCAAGAAGTCAGCAAGGTTATACAAACCATGTTTCTCAATTGCTTCAGCTTCGTCTACAGTTAATGCAGATTCTTTACGTGACCATTTTGAAGTACTGTAGTCAGCATAACCACCTTTACTTGTCTTAGTAGCAGTAAAGTCCAAACCACCTGCGTAGTCTGTTGGCAAGTTTTCTAACTCCGGATCCATCAATGCTGATTTAACCAAGTTGAAAATTTGTGGGCTAATGATGAAACGACGGATTGGATTTTCCGGAGTCTTATCATCTTTCAATGGATTCTCACGTACAAAACCTTGGAATAAGTATGATTTCTTTTTCCAGTACTTACGACCCATTTCTTCTAATGAAGCGTCTTTAAACCATGTACGCACTTCTGCTAAGATTGGGCATGATTCACCCCACAT